AATTAATATTACAGCGAGTTTATGTTGAGGCGTTAAGTGGGTCGAGTTGGGCGGTTCATTTCATTGCTGATCGTACTGAAGGAAAAGCAATCGAGCGAAGGGCTGATGTTACAGATAAACCAATACAAGTATTTGATCGATGGAATGGCGAACAGACAATCTCCGAAACGGAATCATAGATCACCCCGCTCGGTTCAAGTGTGTTGTAGCTGGACGGAGATGGGGGAAAACACATCTTGCTCTGATGTGGTTACTCGATGGTTTAATACAATCGGAAGAACGGAGATGGTTTGTTGCACCAACGTATCGGCAGGGAAAAACATTGGTGTTGCCTATGTTACGAAATCTCGAAAGAAACGTCCCGTCAGCAACTCTAAACGAATCCGATCTGACTCTGAAGTTTGACAATGGAGCTGAAGTTTCAGTTAAGGGAGCGGAGAATGAGGATGCACTTCGAGGGAGCGGATTGGTAAAAGTTTCAATCGATGAATATGCTTATATGAAACCGCACGTCTGGGAGGAAATTATATTTCCAATGCTAACTGATACGGGTGGCAAGGCGATGTTTATAGGAACACCTGATGGATTCAATCATTTCTACGATATTTATTTAAAAGGAATCGATGACAGCGGGGATTGGCAGAGTTGGCAATACACGACAGTCGATGGGGGTTTTGTCGATCCAGAGGAGGTTCTAAGGGCTCGAGCCACAATGGATGAACGTTTATTTAGACAAGAGTTTGAAGCAAGTTTTGAGACGGCGGGAAAAAGATGTGCTTACAACTTTGATCGAAGTATTCACTTAAAGAAAGCAAAAGATATTTCGACGAAAAGATTTTGGGGAGTAGATTTCAACGTCGATTATATGACAGCGGTATTAGCTTGTGAATATTCAGACAGCACTATACATTACTTTAATGAAATTCGTTTAGCTAATTCGAATACCGATGAATTGGCACAAGAAATGAGAAACGTTTGTCCTGATGTTCCTTGCTATCCTGATCCGGCAGGGAGTGCAAGATCAACAACGAGTTCGAAGTCCGATCATCAGATTTTAAGAGATTATAAATTTAGAATCATATCAAGAAGGGCACATCCATCACACAGAGATCGATTGAATGCTTTGAATCGCAAATTGAAAAATGCTGAAGGGAAGGTTGGAATGACAATCGATCCGACTTGTAAATATCTTATTAAAGATTTGGAATTATGTCAAAGAGACAAGCACGGCGGGATCGATAAAACCACACTCGCTTTGACACACGCCCTCGATGCTTGTAGTTATTTGGTAGAACACAGATACCCGGTCACACGTCGGGTAGCAACATCCACAAGTTGGTGATATTATGGTTATAGAAAATTTAAGCCAGACATCAGTAATCAGTGCTCTAAAAAAGCAAGTCGATATGATTGAATCAAAACGAATTAACGAACGCTATACGATGATAAATTATTACGAAGGAATGGCTTCTGAAATGGAGGGCGATATAAAAGAATATTTCAACAGCGACAGTTTGAAACAGGTTCCGCATTTAACTCAAAACATCACAGGGAAATTAGTTAATAGTCGGGCAATCGTTTATAAGGAAGCTCCACAAAGGGAAGTTGATGAGCGTTTATTTGAATTCACAAATACATTGGATTCGTCGATGCTTCAATTTGAGAGGATGACATATTTACTTGGGACTTGCGGGATGCTCGTGAAATGGGATGAAGAAAGTGAAAATGACAAATTGAATTATGATATGTTAATTGAATTTTACCCGCTTTTCTTTGAAACAGATTCGAAACCTGTTGCGGTTATATATCCTTTATTCAATCACGAAAAAACTAAAGTGACAGAATCGACTTATGCTTATTGGTCAGACGAGGAACATTATCTGATAACTCAGGGCGGCGGGAAGGTGTCTGTGAACGATGACGACTCCAATCCTTTCGGTAAAATTCCGATTGTATTCGCACATCGTCATCCGATGACGACTGAATGGTGGCGAGAAGGGGCGAGTGATATTGTAACGATGAATCAAACGATCAATGTGATGCTTACTGAAATGTCTTTATCGATGCGGCTTCAGATGCTCGGTCAGCCAGTGATAACAGGAGTCGATGAAGAAACACGTCTGGCGATGGGCGTTGATAAGCCGATTCTGCTTCCCGAAGGATCAGGATTCAGCTTTGCTTCAGCGGGTGGCGATCTTCAAAAATACGTTGAAGGGATGCGGTTTTTAGTGGACAGCGTTGCATATAACAACAATTTAAAAACGAAATGGTCACAAGGACGGGATGCGGCGATCAGCGGAGAAGCGTTGAAATTAATGGAGATCGATTTAACAGAAAGCGTTATGGCTGATGCGGAACATATATGGCGACCTGTTGAAAATGAAAGGTTCGAAATCGAGAGGGCGATTCTTGAAGCAAACGGGGTCACTTTATCCGAAGAATACAGCGTTGATTTTTCAGAGCCGAGGTTTCCATTGAGTGCCTCAGAGGAACGGTTACAATGGGATTGGGAATTCGATCACGGATTCAAAACGAAAAAGGATTATATTCGACACACGAATCCTGATGCGAGTGAAGAACAGATTGAAGAAATACTATCCCAAATTTCGGAGCAACGCAAAGTTGAAAAAGAAGAGGAAGCTCCAGAACAACAGGAACAACAAGCCCCGCTTTTCAATTTGAGGACTTTAACGAATGGCTCAAAGGTCAGTCGACAAGTATCTTGATAACATCGAGGTACTGAAAATTGAAATTGAAAACAATAAACATCGAATCTTGGAAAGTTTCGATCTGGATTCGTTCTTATCAAATCCAGAAAACTATCTTCAAACATTGAGTACGGAATTCATATCACAACACCTTGACGAAGTGAAGGACGGACATCAAGCGGGAAAACGATTCGCACGATCACTTCTAAACGGAGCGAAATAATAAGTGAAGTTTAACATCGGAACAAAATCTCGTTTTGATCTGGGAAAGGTGAATCTCAATTTGAGTAGGGAAATCAATTTGATTGCTGGAATGGTAGTGAAGGATCACAAGGACAGGCTGGACTCAGGAATGGACATCAAAGGAAAACCATTTAAGAAATTGGCAGATTCTACGATCGCATCAAAAAGAAAAAAGAAATATAAAAAACCACGACAACCATTAATCGCTACGGGAATGATGCAGAAATTTCCACCGTTCAAAAAAGCAACGAAAGCGAATCAAGTAGCGACGATCAAACCCGCCGAGAAAAGGCTTTACATCGGAGCGATTCATCAGGAGGGAACAAGTACAGCGGGAAAGAATCGAGACATAAAAATACCTCAACGTGAATGGTATGGCGTGACAGATATAATGGCAAGTAAGGCGATTTTATTTATGGAAAAAGAAATAGAAAGACGATTAGCACGTGCCTGAGATTGAAGAATTGACTGCATTGGAGATTTCGTTGTATACTTCAATCGACGGAACAACACAAACAACGATTACTTCGATTGAAGAATTAATTGGAAAAATGAGATTGCAAGGAATGGACGATGATTCGATTCGTCGCTTCTTAGTGAATGATTTGAAATCGGGCGGTAGGATTTTCGGAACTTATACTAATGCACTTGGTCGTTTTACTACAAATGCTGTTGAAGAAGCGGGAGGAATAGCAAGTCGAGGAGTATTTGAAAGAGCGGGGATCACAAATTTCCAATGGCAAACAGCGGGCGGAAATGTTTGCCCGGATTGCATATCACGGAGCGGTGACACAAGAACAATGGAACAGTGGCGTATGGTAGGAATTCCTAAAAGTGGTTTCTCAGTTTGTGGGTTTAATTGTAATTGTGTTTTAGTTCCTTCGGGGAAGGGTCGGAGCGTTCGAAATCGAGCCGCAAGGAAAAAAGAATTGAAAGAAAAGTTTGGTAGAATCTAACTCAATCGAGAGGTAAAAATGGCACAAGATGAAGTCAAAGCTACTGACGTAAAACAGCAGAAACTCGAAACTGACGAGGCTAAAGAACAGGCAGTCGATGTTCCCGACGTTAAACAGTCCAACGTTCCTTATTATCGATTCAAGGAAGTAAACGATCAACTGGTTGAAATGAAAGAAACTGTTTCAAAACTCAAAGCTGATGAAGAAGCAAAACAGGCTCAAATCAAAATTGAGAAAGGCGAGTATAAAGAACTCTACGAGAAAGAGGTCGAATCTCGGAAAGCGGCGGAAGTGAAAGTTTCCAAAGCTGACGAGTATTTTAAAACTCGAAAGAAACAGATTATGTCAGACTGGTCGAAGGAGGACGTGGAACTTTATGGTGATTTGCCGTTTGAAAAATTGGAACGGCATAACGATAGTTTAAAGAAAACCAAAGCTGTGAAGGTAAACACATCCAAGGCTGGAGTTTCCGGCGGTAAACAATTCAAGGGTGATTTGTGGGATGATTCCGATTCTGAATCTTTGAAAGCGAAACGAGAGGGTTGGGGTGATATCATCAAGCAGAGGTTTCACAAATGATGGAGTTAAAAAATGGCTAAACATTATCAAGGTAGTCCGGCGACGACCACGACCGATGCTGTGTTCATCCCCGAAGTTTGGGCTTCGGGAATTTACAAGTACTTCGAGAGGAAAACGGTCTTCCGGAATCTGGTTGATGATTACTCTGCACTCGTCTCGGGATCAGCGGATACAATTCACGTTCCCGAAATTGGCGTAATTAGTGCAACGGCAAAATCAGCCGGTTCGGATGTTAGCTACGATGCAACTGCTTCGACCACAACTGATCTATCGGTGAACAAACATTATTACGCCGCCAAACTTTTTGAGGATCTTTTGACCGTTCAATCGTCCTACGATTTGATGTCAAAATACGCCAAAATGTTTGGTGAGGCTCTTGCAAGACAAGTTGATTCCGATATCTGGGGTGAACTGGATGGCGTTAATCAGACACAGGCTTTAAGTGCTGATGATACGCTAACAGCCGCAGTATTTGAAGCGACCCTTGCAACACTCGGAGAGAACGATGTTCCTTATATGGACGGCGACTGCTATATGGTAGTCAACCCGACTTTGTTTGCGGACATTATGAATCCCTCTGCGGGACTTGCTCAATATTTTATTCGGCAAGATGCTTCGGGCGATGGTAGTGGTCTCAGAAATGGGATGGTTGGTTCACTTTATGGAATCCAAGTGTTTATGAGTAACACTGTAAGCACAGCTGGGTCATCTTCAACAGTCCCCGGCGGGATTTTCCATAGATCGGCGTGTGCGTTTGCGATGCAACGGGACGTAAGAGTCCAATCGGAATATTCGGTTGACGCTCTTGGAACCAAGGTAGTTGCTGACACCATTTACGGTGTCAAAGTGTTGGACGATTCGGATAATATTCGGGGCGTTCGATTCTTGAACGTAGACTAATTGGATTACTGTTAGTTACTGGAATGATGCTGAAGGGGAATCTGAACAATCAGGTTCCCCTCCACATCAGAAGGAGATGAAATGGAATTTTGGAAACATCCCACACAAGGAAGAATCTGGACAGGTGATTTCAAGAAACATTCTGAACTAAAAGATCAGATGATTTCCCAAGGTTGGGAACGGGTTAAAAGTCGAGATGATTGGTCATCATTTAAAAAAGCTGTAAAAAAACGTATTAAAAAGAAAAGAAAATGAACTAAGTTTAACTATACTATAACGAATGGCTCGTTCACAGTTAGTCATACTTTAGAGAGGAAGAAAAATGGCACAAACAAACGTTCACGGACTTTCAGTCCAAGAGAAACTCAACACAAGGCATTTAGACGTAATCACAGTCACCGCCACGACTGATGCGGAACAAATCAACTCACACAAGGTAGTTGCTCAGTCAATAGAAATCCCTTACGCTTTTTCACAGGCGGGAGGGACATCAACGATCCAATCAATTGTGATAATGGATGAAGGAAATACAACATTGA